CCTGGGGCACGCGAAGGCGTCGACCACGGAACGATATGCCCACCTGCAGCTCGACCCCGTGCGCGCCGTGGCGGACCAAACATCGCGGCGCCTGGCCGACTCGCTCAGAGGCAACGAAGGATCGAGCCCCGTCGTGAAGATCAGGCGACCGAAATAGCGCCATCGGCGCGGCTAGCCCTTTGGCCGGGGCGAACCACCGGGGCCGCACCCGCTCCGCCGCGCCGACCCTCTCTCAATCGGGAACACCCCGCGCGGGAAGAACTCGCGCGCTTTCGTTGTTCAAGGCCCATCTGGCAATCAAAACACCCTAACGCTAGTGATTGATCCGGCAATCACAGCCGAACAAGCCGCGAAGGTGACCAGATGACGAAAACGACCGCACCCGACGAGCGTCCCCTCGACACCGTGGCAGCGTCCAAAGCGCTTGCCGAGTTGGGTTTTTCCTATGCCCCGTCAAGCCTCGACCGTATGCGCAGCGTCGGTGGGGGCCCAAAATTCCTAAAGATGGGCGCTCGCGTGTACTACCGGCCGCAAGCCTTGCGCGACTGGATCCAGGGCCGCACCCGCGAGATGGCCAGCACCAGCACCGCCGACGACGCGGGACTGGAGGGCGACTGATGCGCGACTACGGCGTTGTGCGCGTGAGGTTCTGGGAATGGGCCAAGCGCAGGCAGCTCAGCACCGAAGAGCGCGAGCTCGCCCTGTACCTGCTGACGTCGCCCCATGGCAATTCGCTCGGCTGCTTCCGGCTGCCCATGGCCTACCTGTGCGAGGACCTTGGAAAGGGTTCCGAAACGGTTTCTGAAACCCTTTCGAAACTGTCTCAGACGGGCTTTTTGGTTCGGGATGATGCCAGCGGGTGGACGTGGATTGTTGGCTTCCTGGATCACAACCCTATCCCGAACCGCAATGTTGGGAAGGCGATCGAGAAGCAGATCGATGCTGTGCCGGGGGAGGTGCCCTTCTACGGCAAGATGATCGAGGCCCTGCGGGCCATCGCGCGGGCTGACGACAAGGGCATCTCGACAACGTTCCTCGCGACCATGGAGGTACGGTATCGAAACCGTCTCGATACCGTTGAACGGGAGTCAAAAACCCACACTCAGACTCAGACTCACGAGCACACTCACACTCACGACCACGACCATTCCGAAGCTAAAGCTTCGGGCGCTGGCGCGCCCCGGCAGGTAGTTGATCCTCGAAAGGAGATCTTCGATGCGGGGGTCGAGATCCTCGTCGCTGCAGGCAAACGAGAGAGCAATGCCCGGTCGATAATCGGCAAGTGGCGGAAGGACTTTGGCGACGAGGCCACCTTGGCGGCGATTAGGCAGTCGCAGAAGGACGGCGCGTCCGAGCCTGTCGGCTACATCACCGGCTACCTCAAGACCTGGCACCCGTCGGAAGGCGCGGCTAGGTCGGCAGCACAGATCGAGGCCGACGCCGACGAGGCGTTGGCGGGTGTCGACTACCGATGACCGACATTCTTGAGATCAAGCGCATGCTGGCCTCGCAGGCTCAGGCCGTAGCCGAACACCTGCTGCCGGCGGGCAAGCGCCAGGGCCACGAGTGGCGCGTTGGATCCGTTGCAGGCGAAGCGGGCGAAAGCCTTGGCGTCCATCTTGATGGTCAGAAAGCGGGCGTGTGGAGCGACTTCAGCACCGGCCAGAACGGCGACCTGATCGACCTGTGGTGCGTGGTGAAGCGCGTCGACCTTGCGGCCGCGCTCGATGACATGCAGGCGTGGCTGGGCATCCAACGGCCGAGGCTGCACCAACCGAAGCGCCCGCAGTGGAAGCGACCCTCGTTGCCCAAATGCGCGCCGCCGAACCGACGGGCCCGCGCCTACCTGCTCGAGGATCGAAACCTGCCGGCCGAAGTGCTGGAGGCCTACCGGATCGGCGAGGACGATCAGCAGCGGATCGTCTTTCCGTTCTTCCAGCCCGATGGAACCTTGGCGATGGTCAAGCGGCGCGACTCGGTCAACGGCGCCAAGCCGGCACCGACCGAAAGCGGCTGCGAAGCCATCCTGTTCGGTTGGCAGGCGATTCCGCCCAACGCGCGCAGCGTGGTCATCACCGAAGGCGAGATCGATGCGCTGTCGTGGGCCGCCTACGGCTACCCGGCCCTGTCGGTGCCGTTCGGCGGCGGTGGCGGCGGCAAGCAGAAATGGATCGAGAACGACTTTGATCGGCTGGACCGCTTCGAGCGGATCTACCTCGCGCTCGACATGGATGGGCCCGGTGACGAGGCGGCGGAGGAGATCGCGAACCGTCTGGGCCGGCATCGTTGCCTGCGGGTGAAGATGCCGCGCAAGGACGGTAACGAGTGCCTGGTCGACGGCGTGCCGCAGGCGGACATAGACGCGGCGATCGCCAATGCGACGTGGTTCGAGGTCACGGGACTGCGGCTGCCGAGCGACTTCACCGACAAGGTCACGACGCTGTTCTGGCCGCGCGAAGGCGAGCACGTCGGGTATCGGACGCCTTACGGAAAGCTCGGTGACAAGCTGGTGTTTCGGCCAGGCGAGGTGACGATCTGGACGGGCGACAGCGGGGCCGGGAAGACCCAGGTCATCTCCGACTGCATCACCGACTGGATCAAGCAGGGCGCCCGGATCTGCCTGTCGAGCCTCGAAATGCACCCCGCCTACACGCTGAAGCGCATGTGCAAGCAGATCATCGGGACCGATCGCCCGACCGCGGAGGCGATCAAGGCCGCGCTCGAGTGGGCGAGCTCGGGCCTCCTGATCTATGAGTTGACGGGCAAGCAGAAGCTCGAGGAGCTGCTGGCGATCTTCGCCTACGCACGCTCCCGCTATGGCTGCAACCTGTTCGTGATCGACAGCCTGATGCGGCTCGGCATCGCCGGCGACGACTACAACACCCAGGAGGCCGTGATCTTCCGCATCGTCGACTGGGCGATGGGGACCGGCGTCCATGTGCATCTCGTCGCCCACTCCAAGAAGGGCGAGCGCGACCGCGGTTCACCAGGCATCGAGGACATCAAGGGCACGATGGAGCTCGGCGCCAACGCCTTCAACATCGTGTCGGTTTGGCGCAATCGGAAGTTCGAGGACGAGATCGCCAAGTTGCAGGCGGGTGGCGACGGCGAAGGTGCTGCCCGACTGCGCGAGTCCAAACCTGGCGTGATCCTGAACGTCGCCAAGCAGCGCAACGGCGACTTCGAGGGCAAAATCGGGCTGTGGTTCGATCAGCAGACCTACCGCTACCGGTCGAGCGCCGATGACGCGACATGGAAGCGGACCTATCTGCCGGAGGGCTGGAATGCAGCCGCATGAAAGGAAGAAACTTATTCGGCGTGAACTTCCCCCCTTGAAGATCACGATCACCGACGACGGAGGCGCCCCGTGACGGACTTCCAGATCCCGGCACCCGAAGCCGGTGACACTTCAGGCGGCAAAAGCCCGTCGTTCTCACCGAGCGCCAAGGAATCCGCCAGCAAACACCGCGAAAGGACGGTCGCGTGCGGCGGTGACGCTCCGACGCCCGGCGACGAAATCTCGTCCCAGAAGTTAGTTTCTGCTTCATGCGCTCAGCCGTGACAGCGACCGTCACTGGAGGCCCTGCAGGCCGCGTCCACCCTGATCGGCCGGCAGAAGAGGCGCGGTCACAGCCGGCACGCGCGGCGGCGGACGTCAGCCAGCGGCAGCCATTTCCCAACTTCATGCGTCGCTACATGACTGGCGCGAGCGGGGCGCACCTCGAGCCGGTCGAGCCCGAGGACGACCGGAAGATCCCGAAATTCCTGCGCCGTCACGGCGCCGCGCATGCTCAGCCGATCGCGAGCGACCGGGAACCGAGCGAACGTTCCCAGGTGGATCAACCGAGCGGCTTTGTACGCCGCGTCCCGCGGGAGGCCAGGGCTGTCACACCACCTATAACGCAGACCCCGCCGGCGCCCGCATCCGTCACGCCGACCGTGACGGCGGCTCCGGTTGGTTCGATATGCCCGACTTGTCAACGCAGGGTACCAGCCAGACTAAGTGCCGCCGAACGACAGCGGGCGTACCGCGAGCGTAAACGAGAGCAAGCCAAACTCGTCGTTCCTTATCCGGGGGGCGTTCCAGCAATGAGCAAGCGCCAGAAGGCGCAGAAACCTTGACTCTCGGGCGAGCAAAATCGGTAGGGTTTTTTGTATAGGGGTGGCATCCCCACCAATGACG